AAAGCCAGGGCGCTAAGGACTTTAAGCGGCAGCAGGCAGCTATAGACGACTTACTAGCTAAGCTACAGAAAAACGACCCGCTAGAACGCCCCTAGAAGCGCTTTTAACGGCTTTTAGGTATAAAGTTATGGCTACGACCCTAAAGCCCCTAGAAACGGCTAAAAACAGCCTTAAACGGCGTTTACGCTTTGCAGCGGGGGTAGGGGGGTACGATTTTTAACGCTATGCCCTGGGACCGGCGGGGGGAGTTTAGAAAACCCCGCTAAGGTAATTTTGATAGAGGGGGCTTACTATGTAAACTTAGTAACCCTAGTAAACACGAAAAGAGGGCTATTATATGGCTATGAAGAAAGAATATAAAGAGATATTGCAGAAGATACCAGAAGATAAGCAGCTTATAGGCAGAAAGCTTATAGAAGAGCTTACTTTTATTGAGGGTACGCTAAAGACGCTTAAGGAACGTATAGCGGCAGACGGCGTAGTAGAAGAGTTTAGCCAGGGAAAACAGAACTTTTTACGAGAAAGCCCCGCACTTAAGGCATACAATACGACCGTACAGCGCTATAGCGTTATGTACAGGCAGCTTACAGACCTTATAGGCAAGAGCCAGGAAGCAGAAAAAAGTAACGCCGTCTACGACTTCCTTAAAGAGGGCTAAAGCATGGACTACGTAACGCAGTACCTAGAAGCAATAAAGGCGGGTAAGTGTATTGTTAGCAAGCGTACCAGGCGGCAGTATGAAAAGCTTGTAGACGATATTAACAACCCTAAAGGCGGCTACGTCTTCGACCAGAAGAAAGCCGAAAAGCCTATAGCGTTTATAGAAAGATTTTGTAAGCACTCTAAAGGCGAGTGGGCGGGGCAGCCCCTTAAGCTGCAACTATTCCAGAAAGCTTTTATAAGTGCTTTATTTGGCTTTGTAGACGCTAAAACAGGCTACAGGAAGTACAGAGAAACGCTTTTTTACGTAGCCCGCAAGAACGGTAAAAGCGTTATGCTTAGCGGCTTAGCCCTGTATATGCTTATTGCAGACAATGAAGCAGGCGCAGAAGTCTACAGCGTAGCCAGTAAGAAAGACCAGGCTAAAATAATTTATGAGGAAACTTACAACATGATAAGGCAAAGCCCAGACCTTTTACAGGTAGTTAAGAAGCGTAAGAGCGACTTATACTTTAGCCTTACCTTTAGCAAGTTTGCGCCCCTGGGTAAGAACAGCGACACGCTAGACGGCTTAAACAGCCACTTAGTAATTATAGACGAGCTGCATAGCATTAAAGACCGTAACTTATATGAGGTTATGAAGCAGAGCCAGAGCGCCCGCAGGCAGCCGCTTTTAGTGATGATAACGACGGCAGGCACTATTAGAGAATGTATATTTGATGATATGTACAAGTACGCTTGCGGCGTTTGCGACGGCACTATAGACGACCCGCACTTTTTACCGCTTATTTATGAGCTAGACAGTAAAGAAGAGTGGCTAGACCCTATGAAATGGGAAAAGGCTAACCCTGGCTTAAATACGATAAAGAAGCTAGACGACCTTATAAGCAAGGTAGAGAGGGCTAAACAAAGCCCCAGAGACTTAACAGGCGTGCTAGTAAAAGACTTTAACGTAATACAGACAGTAGCTAGTACCTGGCTTACCTTTGACGACGCTAACAACCCAGAGACTTTTAACCTAGAAGCATTTAAGGGCTATTACTGTATAGGCGGCGCAGACTTGAGCAGAAACGGCGACTTAACGGCGGCTACGCTTCTATTTATGGATAAGCAAGAAAAGCGCTACGTTACGCAGATGTACTTTTTACCTAAAGATAACTTTGAGCAGAGAGTACACGACGAAAAAATACCCTATGATAAATGGCTAGAAGCAGGGCTATTAAGGCTATGCGAGGGCAATAGCATAAACTACAGCGACGTTACAGCCTGGTTTATGGAAATGGTAGAAAAGTACGACGTTACGCCCGCCTGGATATACTACGACCCTTACAGCGCTGCTTACTGGGTACAGGAAATGCAGAGCGCAGGCTTTAATATGGTTAAGTGCTACCAGGGTACTAAAACGCTTAGCTTGCCTATGCAGCAACTAGGCGCAGACTTAGCAGCTAAAAAGGTAAACTACAACGCTAACCCTTTGTTACTTTGGTGTATCACTAATACAGGCGTTAAAACGGACGTAAACGGCAATATACAGCCTATAAAGGCTACAAGCCCTAAGTATCGTATAGACGGCTTAGCAAGCCTGTTAGACGCTTACGTAGGGCTACTAGACCACTACAACGAATACTTAGAAGCAATATAGAAAGCGAGGGCTTTAACATGAGAAACCAGTATTATAAGAAAGACAAGAAAGTAAAGCTTGTTACTACGTACAGCTACCAGACCCCTTACGGACAGTATGTTAACGGCTACAAGTATATTAGTAATAAAAGCTTTTGGGCTTACGCTACGCAGCTTAGCCAAAGTCAAACTTTTGAAGCTGCAACCTATGGCGACGACGAAACCCGCTTTTTTGTACTCAACTACAGAGACGACCTTAAAATATACGACTTTGTAGAATACAAGGGCAAGTATTACAGTATTACCCGCCTGGACACTAAAGACGACTACAAAGGCGAGCTTTTCGTATATGTTAAGGACGCAGCCAGGGGCGACACGCCTAAAGACATTGAACCCGCAGACGACTAAACTACACACTTAACCGAAATATTTAAAAATTGCGGGGAAATGTGTAAACAGGGGCTAGCTATTTACGGCTAGCTCTTATTTTGTTTACTTTGTTTACGCAGTAACCTAAGTAAGACTTGACAAAGGCTAATAAGTGGTTTATATTTATTTATGGTAAACATTAAATTACCGACTATAGAAAAGAGAGGTAAAGACAATGAGCGAAAAGTACAACGGCTACACTAACTACCCTACCTGGAACGTGAAATTATGGATTGACAACGAAGAGGGAAGCTACAATTACTGGCACGACGCAGCCAGAGAAGCAGAAGACGCTAGCGACCTTGCAAGGCGCTTACAGGAAGAACACGAAGAAGCAGCCCCAGACCTGGGCGCAAGTGCCTTTAGCGATATGTTAGGCTACGCTATGGGCTTAGTAAACTGGTACGAAATAGCAGAAATGCTTATAGAAGACGTTAAAGAGGGGTAAGCGCTATGTATAAATCAGTAAGAGAGCTTACCAGAGACGAGCTTATACAGCTTAAGCAGCACGTTTATAACATACTTAACCCTAGTGTAAGCTACGGCGAACTTGCAGCAGTAGACGAGCTTATAAGCGACGAGGAAGTATATAAAATGTTTGCAAGCGTAGCTTTTGTAGACGACGACTTTTTTAAATAAGGGGGCGTAGCTATGAAAATTATTAGCTTTGTAAATCAAAAGGGCGGCGTAGCTAAGACGACTAGCGCCCTTAATGTAGGCGCAGCCCTGGCTATTGAGGGTAAAAGCGTACTACTTGTAGACCTAGACCCGCAAGGCAGCTTAAGCAAAAGCGCAGGCTTTAGAGACTTAGGCGACGACCCTACTACTTATGAAGTAATTAAAGGCGACGCAGATATTAACCAGGCTATAAGGACTAAGGAAGCCGTAGCGCCTTACGACGTATTACCTACAGATATACGCATGAGCGGCGCAGAAATAGAGCTTATAAGCGTACCAGGCAGAGACACGCTTTTAAAAGAAGCCCTAGACGGCTTAGAAAAGCCCTACGACTACGTTTTAATAGATTGCAGCCCTAGCCTTAATATACTTACCTTAATGGCGCTAACAGCTTCTACAAGCGTTATTATACCAGTAGCAGCGCAGTATATGGCTTTAGACGGCATGGCGCAGCTATTGCCTACTATTGAGCTTGTACAGAAGCGCTTAAACAAGGGCTTATATATAGGCGGCGTGCTTATTACCCTTTACGATACCCGCCGCAATATGGATAAGGGCATTATAGAAGCTATTAAGGCAAGGTTTACGGCAGAAGCCTTTAACACCGTTATTAAGGTAAACAGCAAAGTAGGCGAAGCGCCCACTTATGGCAAAGATATATTTGAGTACGCCCCTAAAAGCGCAGGCGCAGACGCTTACAGAGACGTAGCTAAAGAACTTATAGAAAGAGAGGGCTAAACAATGGCTTATAAACTTGAAAATAACCCGCTTTTCCCGCAAGAGCAGGCAGAAGAGACGAAACCCGCAGCCAGGAAGAGGGGCAGACCTAAAAAAGACGACCTTGTAAGAGGTAACAGCGTACAAGAGGGCTTAACGGAAGAGTACACAAGGGCAACTTTTATATTGAGGGTAGACCTTGTAGAAAAGATTAAAAACTATGCTTATACAGAGCGCTTAACCATGAAAGAAGCAGCTAACAAGCTCTTAGGCGAAGCCCTGGAACGAGAAGAAAAGCGACTAGCTAAGGACGGCGTAGAGATTATTAGCAAAGGGGGTAATAAGCATGATTAAAATAGCAGACGTTAAAGCTTACAACGTACAGGAAGCCGCAGAGCTTTTAGACGTTTCCCCGCAGACTATTAGAAGCTATATAAAGCAAGGCAAGCTTAAAGCCCAGAAAGCAGGCAGCAAGTATATTATTACCGAAGAGACGCTAAAAGCTTTTGTAAAAGGGGGCTTAGACTATGGCGAGAAACTTTGAAGACTTCTACAAAGCCGTTAAGCAGATTGTAGACGAAGACCAGGAAGCCCCAGAAGAGTTTAAGCAAGACTTTCTTAAAGGCGTAGAGGGCGCAAAGCCCTTTATAGACGTCATCAGCAAGAAAGACGAAGAACTAGGGCTAACAAAAGAAGAAGCTTACGTACTTAGCTACCTGGCAGAGCATACCCCAGAAGAGGGGCAGCCTAAAACAGCTTACGACGCTACTTTATTGCAGCTTGTAAGCATGATGTTTGTACACGACAAGAAAGAAGCTGTTATAGAGCTTTACAACGACGCAGGCGCACGCTTAAGCCTGGTAGAGAAGCTAACAGCGGCAGACCTGGCAGAAGTGAAGCTAGACAAGAAAGACGACAAAGTAGCAGCGCTTCTAAAGAGTAAAGAGCCTAGCTTAGACGACTTGCTAGACGTTATAGGCTTTGGCAACCTTATTCACCTTTACGAAAAGCACGCCCCAAAGTACAGAACTAGAGCCAGGGCAGAAGCGGCAGGGGCTATTATTGAAACGCCTAACGCCCTTGCTATACCTACTTTTCCTAACTATCAATACAGCATGAGCCTTTACAACGAGGGCGGGGCTTATTTGCAGCCGCTAAGCAGTACAGACGGCTTAAAGTTTAAGGGCGGCAAAATGTACTTTGAGGACGCAAGAGCCAGAGAGGTAAGCGAAGTAGAGCTACAGAACATGAAGACTAAAGAGGGCATAGAAAATATAGACTTACCTATATTGCGTACCTTTTATAGCCTTATTCTTACACGCTTTGAAAAAAGCGGCGGTAAGAGCTTGCCAGACGTTTTAACTTACCCTGTACCAGTATTAGCAGAGTATATAGGCTTACAATCCAATCTTAATAAGAAAGATATAGCAAGGGTAATAGAGAAGACGCAGAGCTACCATAATATAGTAGGCGTAGTACATGGCACTAGGAACGGCAAGCCAGTACAAAGCCTTTACCCTGTTTTGAACTTTGAGGGCTACGACGACAAACATAACAATATTAGCTTTAGTAGCCCTTACATGAACTACGTTATAAAGACAGTTTGCAACCTATCATTAAGGAAGAGCAAAGACGGCAAAGTAAAGCTTAAGAAGAACGGCGAACCGCTTAAACTTCCTACGCACTCTTATTTAATAGATAGCAGCATAGCTAAGGAACGTAACAAGGCAGCCGTAGAAAACGTAGTAATTTTAGTAACCCTTATAGAGCAGGCAGGCGACAATATACCACGCATTAAAGCTAGTACCCTTATAGAGCGTAACGTACAGCTTGCGGAACGCCTGGAAGCAGCTAAAAACCCTAGAGCGCTGCTTAAAAACACTTTTACTAAAACCTGGGAGCTTTTAAGGACTAAGACCAGGCTAACAGAAGCTTATAAAAATATACAGCTACCAGAGCCAAACGACCCCGCTTTTATGCCTACTATGAAAACGCTAGACAAAGTAGTATTTACTTTCCCGCATGAGGGCAAGAACAAGTAAGCTTATATTATTATGTTTACTATGTTTACTATGTTTACGAAGCCCTACAAAATTGCGGGGAA